ACACCGCGCTCTGGTTGAACTCTACGTAATACTTGCCATTCTCTTGGCCACGGATCGGGTAGAAGCACACATAATCTTGGTAATCGCCCAGGCGCTCATCTTTCGGATCGAGCACCGTGCCGCCGTTCTCTTGGACCTTGGCAAGCGTTAGCGCCATCGATCCGTTTTGCTTTACGCCGTTCAAGCCAGCACGGGCTTTCATTTTCTTAATGGTAGGCAGAAAGCCAAGCTCGAGGTCAAACGTCCACGCCTTGGGATAGTGCACATATACAAACTTATAAGTGGCTTTATCGCGTGGTCCGATCGGCAAGCCCTCATCTTGCCGGATGACGTTCTTCTCTTTGGTTGGCTTTCTAAGGTGGAGCGTTTCTTTCATGGTGTCTCTTTGGGGTGCGGCATAGCCGGGAGCGGTGGTGGTGGTATGGAGTCAAAAACCACCGCTCCCGGTGCCTGGGTTTATCAGGTAGCAGAAGACAAGATCTCAACGCCTCGGCTCTGATCAGCGACAGAAACGCCCATGATCATTGTGGCCCAAACTGAGCTTGCGCCGTCTGCTGCGGATCGATCCAGCTCAACAACCAGCTCGCCAGCATCGACGATCAAGTTGGCAGGTGGCACTTGGCCAGCCATAGCCGACACGTTGCCCATCGCATAAGCAATAGCGCCTTGCGTAAACATGCCGCCTTGATCGTTGCCGCCGGAAGTATCCACCGCATCAGCCACGTAGAAGTCAATCCCCATCCACGAGCCGCGATAGCCGGGGCCGTGAGAAGCGAGGGCTTCGTTACTTGCAGGCAAGAATTGGGCGCTGCCGGTTTCCCCCCTTAAAGAGCTTTGAAAATGGTTCCATTGCACGGGTGAAATTACGCAGGTATAAGGGCCAGCATTCAAAGCGCTGTTGAGCGTAAACGCAGCATCATAGATGTCATCGATCTGCAATGCCACGCCAGAGGTGCCCACTTGAGCGGTGAAGGTTGGCAGTGCGTCACAGATGATCGACGTAAAGGTCAATGCGACACCTTGCATCAGATTCGCCACCATGCGATCGACGTTGACAGGCGAGCCACTTACGGGCAGCAAGTCAGCGGCAGCATAAGCACGACGATACTGCACAAGGGCAATATCAAAAGACGTGGTTGTGTATGCGGTGGCCGCCAAGCCAGCGCCGCCGTTCTCACCACTGAGCGCAAAGGCACCGGGTGCAATGTCTTCAATGACGTTGATGGTGTCGGATCCAAATCCGTTCGAGGTGATGCGGGTACACACAGAGCGCAGATCGGTGGGATCGTAGAGTGCTTGCGTGATTTCAGCGCCGAGAATCTCGGCTACGGCTGCGCCGTTGGTTTCGGCCTGAGCATAAGTCAGGGCATTTGTAACTGGCATGGGTTCTCCAAAAGTCGGTTTTTATTTGTTTCTTTCAAGCCGACTTTGGGTGCGTCACTATCGCAGACGGTCGCGTGTCGCGGCTTATTCTCTAAATACTGGGGCAGGCGTTGTCTTGTCAAGCGCTACTTGATCCCGCTCTTTGCGCGGTGGTATGCCTTGATCTCTTCAGCATGCGGGCCGAGCGTGCCGTTGTGGCGTGCCTTTACCTTGCGAATCTCTTCGGGTGTCCATTCCTTAGCGCGGTTGTCGGCAGGCTGAGAGGCTCCGGCGTTGGGATTGCCGGTGAGCGCAGCGATCAAGGTTTGCAATTGGTCGTTGGCTGCGGGTGCTGGTGTCGCGTTGGTTGGCGCTGTTGTAGCCTCGGCATTCGGCGCGGTGGCGGTTGGCTGGGCAAGACGATCGAAGTGTACCGAATACAACGGATCTTCGCGGTTGGCATCTAGCCAAGAATCAAAGCCTGGACGCTGATCGCCGGGCAGTTCTGAAACCGCCGCCTGATATTCGCGACGGAAAAAGCGCCGCACGCTTGGAGCGTTGAAGCCTTTCTCGATCAAGTGCATTTCTTGCTGGTGGCTTGTCTGAGTTGTCAATAGCTGGTTATTGGCAGCCTCAAGCCTTGCTTGAAGATCTGCAATCTGCTGCGCGGCGGTGGTGGCTGTTTCTTCTGCCTTGCGCTTGGCGCTGATCGCCTCGGCAAGCCTAAACGACGGCACCAGCTTTTCTTGCTGGTGGGGCATCTGTGCGCCGTTGCTTGTGCCGTTGCTGGTGGTGGCTGGTGCCTGGGGTGTGTTCTCTTCTGACATGATCTATCCCTCGTTCGTGTCTTCTGTTTGTTTTGGTTTATCAAACCGCGCTAACTCCGCTTCAACCTGGCGCACCCTTAGCAGGCGCTCGAGTGCGTCTTCGTCGCTTTCGATTTCTGGGTGCAGCTTTCGCAGCGCGTCAAGCTTTGACATTACGCCAAGGTCAACCTCGGCGCGGATTAGCTCAGCGGTGGCCTTCATCTCTTCGATCGATGGCTTCAGCGAGCGATAGCGGATCTTATAGTCGCGCGGATCTTCGCTTAGCGTTGTGCCGTTGTAGAAGTTTGACAGCCTGGCAGCGGTGGCGAGCAGCTGTTGATCTGCAATCCTAAAAGACGGCTCAACCATCTTTTGTGCCTTGCGTTGGCCGTCGCGGCTTACAACGATCGCATAGCCGCTCTGCGCTTGGGTGATCTGCAAGTCTGCCGGGTTTAGCCCAGCATAGACCGCCAAGCCCTGCTCGTATAGGCGCAGCGCCTCGGCAGCCTGTAGCGGATCCATCGCGGCGGCAAACTGCCCAAGCGAGCCACCGCCCGGCCCCTTCGACGAAAATCTTAATATGCTTTTTCGATCTACGGCGATCACGTCTACCGGTGTTCCCGCTATTGTCCTGGTGTGCCCGGCCTGAGTGTCCACGTCTACCGCGTAGCGTTGGGGGTGCGCGGCATTTACAAAGCCATCGCCCCAGTGTGTCCACAACGCAGCCAGCTTTAACGATCCATCGGTTAGCTCGATGCCATCTGTCCAAGACCACAAGCGCGAACTATCGACTTTGCGGTGGTACATGACGTAGGGCAGAATTGGCTGGCCCTGCTTATCAATGTAAGGATACCGGCCTTCACCTGCGAGCTGCGGAGCCCACTTAGCGGTGGCGTCTACTCGCTCGCCGTCGTCTTCGATTTCTTCGATCTTGAAGACAGGCTCTTTGGGATCTCGCACATCCCAGATTTCCCAGGTGAACACGTCGCCACGCTTACGCAATTCCTCAACCCGGCCAGGCTGATCGGGCTCGTACGGCATCGCCTCCACAACAACCTTATCGGGTTGAACCACGCGGTAGCTGGCTTCGGTAGCGCCGGCCCAGTGCTGCCAGTCTATCCGCACCAAGCACTCGCCCATCGACAAAGCGTAGAGGCTTGTTTGCTGCTGCTGTGCCCATAGCTTGGGCGTCACCAGTGGGGATAGGTCCGCTTCTGGATCTTCGCTCACGTGTACTTCGGGCGGCTCAAGATAGGCTACGTTCAACTGCTGAAAGATCAAGCGGTACGGGTTGCGCGATAGGTCCGGGTTGATTTCCAGGTTGGCGGCAATCTCCAAGCAGAATTGGTCTTCGATTGCTTTGCGAACGTCTTCTTTTTGTTTGCCAGTTAGCAGGCGATAGCGTAGGGCTTGCTCTGTCCACCGCGCTTGGTCTGCCTTGCTCTTTGGCTGAATGTTCTGTGGGATCACATACATGCTAATACTTGCGCCTCACCCAGCCGAGCGCGTGAAGCTGCTGTGTCGTGAGGTAGGCCACCGCGCTTCGGTCGCCCTTGGCGGTTTGTTCTTCGCCCTCGAGCACCCACAACTCGACGCCCGGCTCTGCGGCTGGCTTTGACTTGGCACCGATCACAATCTTGATGTCGCCACGCTTGGCGGGTGCGGTGGCTTTCTTGGCTTTGGCTTTCGCCTTGGGTTTCTTCGGTGCTGTTTCTTTTGCCATGCTGTCTCCCTTCAAAGAATCAAATAGCCGGAATCTTGCAAGCTGTCTGTCAGATAGACTTCGGCAATGTATCCCACCGCGTCAAAGTGGTGCTTGTAATCGCTAAAGCTTTCGCCACGCCAGTGGCGTAACGCGCTGATCAGTCGGTTGCACCCTGAGTGGACCATGAAGCGGCCCTCGACGCAAGCATTCGATAACATACGCGCTCTAGCCTTTACGCTACCGGCACCCTTCCAAGGCACTTGGATTTGGAATGGTGGCCGCGCCTGGTTGAGTGACTCCGCAAAGCCACGCTCGAGCAGCTCGTTGACGCTAAAGCCCAAGCCGAGCCGGCCTGAGCTGTTGCTGTCGCCGCGTGCTTGATCGATATGGTGGAGGCTGATGCCCCAGTCTTCAAGCATGGCCTTGATCTCTTTGGCTTCTGCCTTGGGCGTGTTGCGCTCTTGGCTTGTGTATTCATCCAACACCCACAAGCGGTGGCCACTCCACGCCACCACATAGCAGACCGAGGCGCCAGGCTTCTCGCCATGATCCCAGCCTAAGCCGATAGCTTCGATATTTGTTGGCGGCTCGGTGAATATGTTTTCTTCTCCAAACTCGATCCAGGCGTCGGTGCTTACCCCTTCCCATGCGCCTTCGACGCGCTGAGCATATTCCCACGGCCCATAGCCGGCGATCTGCTGTGCGATAGATTCGGGATCGCGGTGGGGGCAGTTTTCCGCGCTGAGCTTGACGCGCTGCACATCCCAGTCTTCGCGGGCAGGCTCTCCGGTGTCCGGGTTGCCATCTACCCAATCCCGCAGGAATTCAGCCGGGCGGCCTATTGGTGTGAAGCACATAAAGACGGGCGCACTGTTGACGGCCACGCGGCTGCGAGCCTCACCCCAATGCGCTTGCTTGGGTAGCTCATCGATGCCCAGCCAATCAATCGTTGCGCCGCTTAGAGCCATTTGGTCCTGTGATCCAGACTTGCCAACAATCAGCGAGCCATTCGCCAACTCAATAATCTTAGATCCACCGCGAGTGAAGCCCCGCGCGTCATCGTAGAAGCACCGCTGAGCCACCGCGCCCGGCGGCATGATCTCGCGCATCTTGCGGCTGAAGTTAGCCCAGCCTCCCTTGAGGTCTGCCGTCATCACCCAGCCCAGGTTTGGCGCCGCAGTGGTCTCGCGGTACGGGTGCCGGCCTATGGCATGCCACCACGCCTCGGCACAGAGTGCCCGCGTCTTGCCGATCTGGTTGCCGCCGATCAGAATCCGCCGCTGGTGATCGCTGCGATGGAAGCTGGCCTGGCCGGGACTCATGCCACCAAGGCCGGGTTGCTCCATCTCATAACGCGCCAAGCCGTTGTCTTTGTACGCGGTGGCCGCCGCCCTGATTGCTGCCAAGTCGATCATGCTTCGCCCGCCTCGAGCCACCACATCAGATCCACGTCGCTGTGAAAGTAAGCCAAGGCGCAGTATTCCCACTCGGCATTGGGATCGAGTGCCCGCTGGTGCTCAAGCTCGAAGCACTCGTGCAGCACCCCGAAGGCGTCGTCTACATCCAAACCCCACGCGGCCGCCTCGTACAGCTGGCCGTCAATCTGGATGCAGAAACCATACAGCGTCATTCGGCCACCGCTCTCCGATTCAGCGCGGCCAATATGATCTCTTCTGGCAACTCGGCGACGTGAGCAACAATAGCTGCGCGGCCTTCTGCGGTGGTTGGATCTACAAGCTCAGCGGTGTTGATCTCTTCGGGTGCTTCTTGCGGTGGCGCATCTCTTCGGTATTTGTGGCGGCGCTCGAGCATCCAAGCGGCTGCGCTCCACGTGCCCTCTTGTGCGGCCTTCTTGATTACCGCCAAGGCATGCGCGGCGCTTTGTGCCTCGGCCCTTTTAAGGGACTCGAAAAGCTCTACCAATTCCTGCTCGCCAGCGTTTGCCCGGTCGCGCCATTTGTAGAAACATGCTTCGGAGATCCCAGCATACTGAGCCGCCAGCTTGTTGGTCATGCCGAGCCTAATACCCTCGATCAGCCGGCCCTTGGTTTCTTCATTCAGCTTCGCCAACGATGCCTCCATGCCGCGCCCTGATAATGTCACAATAGCCCGGCTCTCGCTCGATGCCCCAGCACGTCACGCCTTCAAGCTCAGCCGCTAAGAGCGTGGTGCCACTGCCGCAGAAGGGCTCGAGCAC